ATAATCTACATGATGAGGAAGAAGATGATTATGATGATTATGATTATGACGATGACCGTTATTAAATAGGACACACATGACTTGGTACACCAAAGTTTCAACTGATTTATCATCTATACCCGATTTCATTGCACACTATGATGCCGAACTATTACAGGCAAAAGGTGACGTAAAGATTTATGGTAACTTAGAAAAGAATATCTCAGCACTTCCAGGAGTCACCGAACACCGTTTTAATCAGTTACAAGAGATTGAAGCGGTGCTCAATTACCTAAATATTCAATTACGGAAAATTCGCCGAAAGCATTTTCAAAAATACTTGGAAGCTTATAATAGAGTATTAACCAGCCGTGATGCTGAAAAGTATGTAGACGGTGAAGAAGAGGTTATTGATTTTGAAACTATAATCAACGAAGTAGCATTACTACGTAATCGTTGGTTAGGTGTACTTAAGGGTCTTGATGCCAAACAATGGCAGATGGGACATATTGTTAGATTGCGTACTGCAGGTATGGAAGATGTAACTCTATAATAGTTACTTTTTTGATAACATTGACAATAAATCCGTTCGGGTATAGAATAGCTTCATTGTTGCAATATGTTGTATAAATTGCAACACTTGACAATAAATCAGGTTGCATGTATAATGTCACATAACTTGATAATTAGGAGCTATAAATGAGTACGATTCTTGTCAAATTCGGTGAATATCGCAACAAGCCCGTAGTCAATCAAGAATTCACACTTGTCAAAGATTTTCAGACAGGTAAAAAAGGTAGTTATATTACTGTAAAAAACGACGGTCAGTTTGACATTGCAATTGATGTTGTCAAAGTGAAAGTCAATTCTATTAACGATATTGTATTTGTAGATGGAGAGCCTAAAGTGAGTGAAAACGCAATTGCTTTTAAAGCAAAAGAAGTTAAGCAAGTAGAAACTGATGAGGAAGCAATGAATCGTATTGCTACCCGTTTTGCTGTACTTGATGAAATGACAAAAGCAGCAATCAATAGCGATATTCGGGCAATGATTGTTTCAGGTCCTCCCGGTGTCGGTAAGAGTTTCGGCGTTGAAACTCAACTAGAAAAGGCAAGCATGTTTGACAAACTTGCAGGCAAGCGTGTTCGCTTTGAGATTGTTAAAGGTGCAATGACTGCACTGGGTCTGTATGCTCAACTGTACAAATATTCTGACAAGAAAAATGTACTGGTCTTTGATGACTGTGATTCTGTGTTTCAAGATGACCTGTCACTGAATATTCTTAAGGCAGCACTTGATTCAGGCAAACGTAGACGCATTTGCTGGAACAGTGATAGTGCAATGCTACGCCGTGAGGGTATTCCCGATCAGTTTAACTTTGAGGGTAGTGCTATCTTCATTACTAACTTGAAGTTTGAAAACGTCAAGTCTAAGAAATTGCAAGATCACCTTGAGGCATTGCAGTCACGTTGTCACTTTCTTGACCTGACGATTGATACAGAGCGTGACAAAATGTTGCGTATCAAGCAAGTACACCGCGATAGCGATGGTGGTCTGTTCCGCGACTACAATTTTGAAGATGGTCAAGCAGAGGCAATCTTTAATTTTATGGAAAAAAACAAAAACAAATTGCATGAATTGAGTTTGCGTATGTGCTTAAAAATTGCTGATCTGGTTAAGATTAGCCCGAACTGGGAAAATCTTGCAAGCACTACTTGCATGAAACGTGCGTAATACTTGTAGTAAATGTAATGGGAGCTTCGGCTCCCATTAGCCATTTGTGTTGTATAAAGTTTCTAACTAAGTTATACTATTACTATGAACAGGATATTAAACGCAGAAGAAGTTTTGGACTTGATGTTAAATCATGTAAGTTTATCCCGTTACGACCAAAAGTTTTTCTATAATTTGCAATTACAAAACGTATTGCCTAAAAAGGCTATCACAAGTAATCAAGCAGAATTATTTAAAAAAGTAGTTAAAAAATATAATACACAATTAAAAAAACAAAATTACGATGCTAATGAGTTATCAGAACTAAGATGGACACTACAAGTCGTTCCTAGTAAGGCAGAATTCACCACTCCATCTATTAATATTGAAAATAATCTAATAATTTTAAAAAGTCCCTACAAACCTTCCTTCGTACAAGAGTTTAGAGAACATTCTGTAATGCAATGGGATCGGGATAATAAACTTTATTATACTGAGTTTGGTCTATACAAACTAAAAATAATTATAGACTGTGTGTGCAAACATTATGACACAGTTATTTTTGATGATAAAATTAAAGAGATTATAAATGGTTTTTCTAGTTTTGATGAATCGCTAATTTGGAATCCTACGTTAGTCAGAATTAATGGCAGATTATATATAGCTGCATTGAATGAAAATTTAGCAGAGGCAGTTAAAGATATACCACTAGAAACTTCGTTAAAAACTTTATCAAAATTAGTATGGTACGGAATAACTATTCATAAAGATTTGTATGCAGAACTAACAAATATATATGAACTTGATGATATCATATTTGCCACATCAAGAGAGGTTAAACACGAAATTTTTGACATTGACGGCTTAACTCATAAATTAAAACTAATAGATTGTGATTTTATGAGCTTTGCTATCTTATATGGTAAAGAAAGTAATGAACATATTGAAAAAATAATTTCACGAACAAATATACCTACTAAAGTGCAACATCGTAAAGATAAGAAGAATGAGTTTGATATTAAAGAATTTAATATGCCTGTGCTTATTAAAATGAACAGCTTTAGTTATTCCGGTTCAGGAAGTGCATTTGCAGCAAAAGTAGTAGAACTAGTAAATTCTAAACCAATAGACCTTAAATGAAACCATGTAAAATAATAATCAAAGATGAGGTAAACTGTAAGATAGAAGGTCTTGAGTTAACCGAACGCAAGAAATTAATGAAGATGTTTGAATACGAGGTACCAGGTGCGAGGTATCTTCCTTCTGTTAAATTAGGTAGATGGAATGGTAAGGTAAGCTACTTTAGCTTAGGTGGCAGCTCCTACATCAATTTATTAGATAAAATTATTCCTGTAGTTGATAGTGCAGGGTATGATATTGAATTAGATGATTTGCGTGAAACAGTTCATAGTTTTAATTTTACTCAAGTGTCCGAGGATACATTTTCTGACAAGACTTGGCCTGTAGGGCATCCGCAAGCAGGTCAGCCTATATTACTTAGAGACTATCAGATTGAAATCATTAATGGCTTTTTAGAGAACCCACAAAGCATACAAGAGGTAGCGACTGGTGCAGGAAAAACATTGATGACTGCTGCACTTAGTAAAAGTATAGAAGAATATGGCCGCAGCATTGTTATCGTTCCTAACAAGTCACTTGTAGTACAAACTGAAGCAGACTACATCAACCTTGGTCTTGACGTGGGTGTATACTTTGGTGACAGAAAAGAATTAGGACACACACATACTATATGTACATGGCAAAGTCTTAATCATCTTATAAAAACTAGAGAAGAATTAACCTCTCAGGAAAAGATTGAATCATTCATGCAGGATTTAATATGCGTAATGATTGACGAGGTACATCAAGCAAAGGCAGACGTACTTAAAACTATGTTGACTGGTATATTTGCGAACGTACCTATTCGTTGGGGATTAACAGGAACGATACCTAAAGAACTGTTCGCAAGTCAATCATTGTTTGTTAGTATAGGCCCTGTAATCAACAAACTTGCAGCAAGTGAATTACAAGACCGAGGCGTGCTAGCAAATTGCCATGTGAACATAGTGCAACTACAGGATCACGTAGAGTTTACGAATTATCAAAGCGAACTAAAGCATTTGCTTGAAGATAAAAAACGATTAGACACAATTGCAGAACTAGCATTAAACATTAAACAGTCGGGTAATACTCTTATATTAGTTGATAGAGTTAATGCTGGTAAGGAACTGTTAGACAGATTGCCTGGTGCTGTGTTTGTTAGCGGTGACACTAAACTCACAGAACGGAAAGAAGAATATGATGACTTTGCAACCAGTGATGACAAAGTAGCTATTGCGACTTATGGTGTTGCTGCTGTAGGTATCAACATTCCACGAATCTTTAATTTGGTTCTTGTAGAGCCTGGTAAGAGTTTTGTTAGGGTCATACAAAGTATTGGGCGAGGTATTCGTAAGGCTGAGGACAAAGACTTCGTTCAAATTTGGGATATAACCAGTTCATGTAAGTTTGCTAAAAGGCACTTAACCAAACGCAAAGAGTTTTATCGTGAGGCTAACTATCCATTCAGTATTGAAAAGTTAGATTATAAATGATACAATGACAGTATGAAAATATTAACCTTAGACAACACAGTTTATAACTTAGAAACGTTACCAGAAGAGATAGACGATCTACGTTTTGCAATTTTGGACAATAGTAATCCAGCAAACGTTGACTATCGGTATATTCCTTTAATTTTTTTAGAAAGCTTTAACAGTCCTGCACTTGTGTTAAGAATTAATGATTGTATAATCAAGATGCCTGTTGAATGGCAAATACTTATAGGAGAACCTGAACTAGGTGACTTAGAAACATTGCCGCTAACAAGTATCAATGATAGAGGCTTTAAAGCATTTGAGTTTAATCCATTGAGTAGTTTTAAACCTACATTCTGTGATATAGAAGTTATGGACATATATCACGATGTAGTTTGGTATGCGCCTAGATTAAAAAACGGACAATTTTTGTGTGTGCCAATTGAAGAAAGTGAAAAGCCTAGATGCGTATATTTCGTAAAAGAGATAAGCCGAAATTGTGAGATTGTTGATTATAAACAGGCGTTCTAATGGCAAAAACTAAAACAGCAACAGACGAAAAATTTACAGATATTGATTTTCCGTTGTTTCAAGCGATTGAAGCATTGGATAGAAAAGACTATGATTTTTTTGATAGGCTGACAGTAGAACAGCAGAAAGGCTTTGTTCCGTTTTTGTTGTTGACCTACATGAGTAACGTGTCTGGAAATAAAAATCTACAAAATTACTACTTGCAAAGTACAGAGTATGCAGCAAACGTTAACATATTCCATGAAAATATAATTAAACATAATAAACTTCAATGGTTAATGCTTTGTGCTATAAGCCCTAATATGGGAAAGCAATATCATAAATGGATACCCCATCTAAAACGAAATTATGCTCTCTTAACAGAAGAAGCTAAATTAAAAGATGTGCAAGATTATTTTGTTAAAGTATACCCTAATACTAATAAAGATTTGATCAATGAAGTGAGTACTGAGTATGTAAAAGTACAAAAACGAAAGGTAAAACTTGGGAAATATTTTCCAAATCTAAAAATTTCAGACATAGAAACTCTAAGTGAACTAATTTCTGATGAACAAATACTTGAGTATGAAAAAGAACACGGAAATTAATTTTGGATGTGAATTTTGCAAGCGTACTTTTATAAGAGAAAGTACGATGCTTAAGCACATCTGCGAGTACAAACATCGTTGGCTTGAGCGTGACCGTCGGGGAAATCAAATAGGCTTTCAAAGCTTTGTTCAGTTTTATAAAAAACATAGTACTGCAAAGAAAGAAAAAACTTATGAAGAATTTATTAAATCTGCTTATTATACAGCCTTCGTAAAGTTTGGTAATTACTGTGTTGACATAAACGCATTAAATGTTTCTAGATTAGTTGAGTATTATTTAAAAGAAAACGTAAAAATTGATAATTGGACCAGCGATATAAACTATAATTCTTATCTGATTGACTATTTAAAAACAGAGGATTACTTAGATGCGGTGCATCGTAGTGTAGAAATTTGCATTGAAAACGCAGAAGAAGAAAAAATACAAAGTAAAGATTACTTGCGTTATGGCAATAGAAATAAAATTTGTCATTTAATAGTTGCAGGAAGAATTAGTCCATGGGTGTTATATCAGAGTGAAAGTGGTACTAAATTTTTAGATGATATTCAAGAAGATTTAATTAAGATTATATATGATTACATTAATCCTGTACAATGGGCAATAAAGTTCAGTAAAGAAACAGACAAGGTTGATGAAGTAAAATCATTACTTAAAGAACTAAAATGGTAAAAGAGAAATATGTTGTTAATGTAAGTGACGTACCTCCTTATCATGTTGTTTTAGTAGACTTTAAATTTTGGTCAGATCATTCAGTTGAATTACATGAATGGTGTGAAAATACTTTGGAACTAGGGGCAAAAGCCTTTCAAGGTTCACTGGTCACATTAAATTCTGCACAAGAATATACATTATTTGAGTTAAGGTGGGGATGAAAGAGATAGTTCTTAAAGAGCGTAACCCAACCGAAATAGTTGACATTGTAAGAGAAATGCGAGAGAACGGTATGGTTCAGGGTAAAGATTTTGACTTTAGATATAACCAAGCAAAGTATAAGGATTGGAGCGGGGACACCGCAGATCCTGAACACACCGTTTTTACTTTCTATACTGAAGCCTGTGCAACTTGGTTTGTGTTAAGGTGGGTATGAAAACTGTGAGAATAGTTTGGAAAGAACATGAATCTAAGCCGTTAGTGTTGTACGCTAATTTGGAGTATACACATGGTGCAATAACTCCTACGGGATTGCGTGAAGAAGATTTAATTCCGGTACAAGAGTGGTGTGAAAAATCCAAATGCGGTGTTAGAATGTCATTTGATATGTTTAAGTTTAAAGACCAAAAAGAGATAACAGCTTTTTTACTTGTTTGGGGGTGAAATGAGTGCATGGATATTTACAAAGGAGAAATAATGGAAGTTATAACAGTTTGGTTATTAATTGTTCAGCTTTGGGATGATCCTCCGCCTACGATGAAATTCATTTATAAAAAAGAATATCCTACGAGAGAAGAATGCTTTGTAGCTAAAGAAGAATGGGAAAAGAAATTTGTTACTTTATGCAGCCCAATAGTAAAGAAAGATCATACTAATGGCAAATGATATTATGATTGACATTGAGAGTTTGGACACAAGCCCGTACTGTGTGATCCTAACTATTGGTGCAGTCAGATTTGATCCTAGAGGTGATGGCATTGTAGAAAAACTAGAACTACGTCCTACATTAGAAGATCAAACTGAACAATACAATAGAATTATTAATGATGATACTATTCGTTGGTGGAGTACACAAAATTCTTCAGCAATGGAAGAAGCAATGGGCGATTGGGGTAGAGAATCACTTAAAGATTGTATGGAAAAGTTATATAGTTTTTGCTGGAACAGAAAAGCAGTATGGAGCCATGGTGCACCATTTGACGTAGTAGTAATGGAAACAGCAATGCGTCAAACATTGACGGATAGACCTAACCCTATTCCGTGGCCTTTCTACACAGTACGTGATACTAGAACATTGTTTGAGATAGCAGGTGTCAGTCTCAAAGATAAAAAATATGGCACCAAAACAACTCACAAAGCCGTAGAAGATGCAGAACATCAAGCATTGGTTGTGCAGGATGCATATAAGAAATTGATGGACAAGGGGTTTGCTTTAAAATGAAATTCAAGTCAGACATTGACATTGATTTTGGTAATCGTGATTTGATATTAGAGCATATTAAATATGTTCCTGCTGCCATGCGTAATGTCACACCTATGCGTAAACACAATACAGGAGTCCATGTTACAGAAGTTCCATATGATGCGCTAAATGATATGGCAAACATTGATTATACTGAAGCCGAAGAACGTGGCTATATAAAATTAGATTTTCTTAACGTACATGTTTACGATCAAATAAAATCAGAAGCAGAATTAATTGAATTAATGAAGGAACCAAACTGGAATCTACTACAAAAAAGAGATTTTGTAGAACAATTAGTTCATTTGGGAAATCATTATAATAATTTACAGAAAATGCCAGAGCCTGTAAATAGTATCCCTAGACTTGCAATGTTTTTGGCCTGTATTAGACCTGCTAAAAAACATCTATTAGGAAAAAATTGGTCTGAAGTATCTAAAACTGTTTGGGATAAAACCGACGACGGGTATAGTTTTAAGAAAAGTCATAGTGTTGCATACGCACATTTAGTGGTCGTACATATGAACTTATTAGAGAGAAATTAATTCATTCTTTGTACTAAAGTAATGCTGCGTCTTTTGGTCTTTTTCTTGCTAAGATCACTTATGCTACAAATAGGTCCATGTATAATTTCTAGACTCTTGTTATTGAATGTACGCAAATATGGTTTAAAAGTAGCCCATTCTACCCTTAAAAACATATTAATTGGAATAAGTCTGTTACTTTCCCACCACCAAATTTCTCCTAATTCTAGAAATTTTTCTCTAAGCTCTGATTCTATAATTGATCCATAATCATACAAAGTAGTAACAACATCATCTCTGTTTTGAATAATTCCAACATAATCCTGACCGGAGTAGGAGCATACTGTAATAAAAGGGTGGTTTTCTGATAATTTCTTAAAAAAGTCGTTTTTCATTTTTTATAATTCTTGGTATATTTATATTAGGATTTTAACCAAAATATTTATTAATAGTGTAAGCTTATTTATAAGAATAAATAAAATAAAGGATTGAGATTGTGTACTCTACATCTGTTTATAATTATACCCCTAGATATCAGGTAGTTTTATACTCTGGACAATCTAATAGGAGATATCAAATCGTGTATGCCAAAACTATAACCCTAAATAAAGGAGTTGATAATAGGATTCAATTCCAATTCCTAAACCAAGAGCAAAAAGCTGTTGATATCACTGGAAAAGAAATAACGTTCAGATTTATAGACTCCAGTGGAGCTGAAGTCCAGTTACAGAAAACAGTAGAAAGTTTTCTTCCATTAACCGGATTGGCAAATCTAACAGTTACCCAATCAGATTTATTTGATATAGATGCTCAGCTAGGAAGTTATAGTTTAGAAATTTCTGATGGTAATCTAAATTTACCTGCTTTCGTTAATAGCGAAGCAGGAGCAAGGGGCGTTTGTCAAATAGCTGATAGTGTATTACCAAAACATCTACCTAGTGTAACAATAACGATACCTTCGCATGGTGAAGTATCAAACACCGGAACAACTTACTATAGCAGTGTTCTAGGTTTATATGGTGCAAAATATTTGACTATCCAAACTAATTTAGCAAACTATTCAGGTAACGTAAATGTATTAGGATCAACAGAGCCTGATTCGGATTGGTATACGATAGAATCACTCAACTTCAATACAAGCAATCTTACAATCGGTACGACCATAGAAGGTTTCCATCCATATATCAAGCTAGAGTTTGTATCTACAGGTGGAAATGTAGATTCTATTTTAGCCAGATAACAATTACCAAACTCTTGCTTTTACAGTAACAATATGCTATAATCATAGTATGTTTGATATCCTATCAATAATTCCTACCCGAAAAAAACTTACTCAAAGTGGTTGGTATAGTTTTAATGCGATATGTTGTGACAAAAGAGGACACAAAGCTGATCGTCGGCATAGGGGAGGAATCAAGTTAGATGGTAATAACTGGACATATAATTGTTTCAACTGCTCATATAGCTGTCATTATGAGTTAGGTAGAAGCTTATCCAAACGTGTACGAGAATTACTTAATTGGTGCGGCGTAGACGAATCACAAATTCAAAGATGGAATTTAGAAAGTTTACAAAACAAGGATTTACTTGATTTTACTAAAAAGTTTACAAGAGAAAAACCAATTGAGTTTGTGCCAAAGCTATTACCTGATAGTGAGCCGCTAGATGACACTAATCCAGAACATATAAAATATGTTCAATATTTAGACAACAGAAAGATAGATTATAAGTCATTCACATTCTACGTTGCACCCTTTGACGAAGGCAGAAATGCAAATAGAATTATAATTCCGTACTATTATAACAATGAGATTGTAGGACACACAAGTAGATTTTTAGATGACAGAACTCCAAAATATATCAATGATCAGCAATCAGGTTACGTGTTTGGGTACGATAGACAACAGTCTCACTGGCAAGTGGCTTTGCTTATGGAAGGCATATTTGATGCATTGTGTATTGATGGATTGGCTCTAACTCATAACACAATAAATGATGATCAGGCAAGATTATTGAAACAATTAAATAAGCAAATTATTTTTGTCCCAGATAGAGACAAAACTGGGTTTGAAACATGTGACCGAGCCTTAGAATTAGGATATCAGGTCAGTATACCTAATTGGGATCCCGGTGTAAAAGATGTAAATGATGCAGTAATAAAATATGGTAAACTGGCTACGTTGTTAAGTATAATGCAACATACGACAACAAGTAAAATAAAAATAGAAATGCAAAGGAAGAAGATTGTTAACTGATTATAATATAGATGTTCAAAAATTATTTTTAAGAATGATGGTTAGTAATGGTGAACTGTATACCAGAGTCAGTAACATAATGAATTCTGAAAATTTTGATAAGTCCTTAAGGACAGTTGCAAAATTTTTCAAAGAACATTCAGAAAAATATAACGTATTACCTGATCCTGATCAAATACAAGCTACGTGTTCTATAGAAATTGAACCTATTGCTGAATTATCAACAGGGCACTATGAATGGTTTTTAGATGAATTTGAAAAGTTCACACGCAGACAAGAATTAGAACGTGCAATATTAAAAGCAGCCGATCTACTAGAAAAGGGCAACTACGATCCTGTTGAAAAACTTGTAAAAGATGCAGTGCAAATTAGTATCACAAAAGATATGGGCACTGATTACTTTGCAGATCCACGTGGTAGATTAATGGCACTAAAAAGTAATAATGGACAAATCAGTACTGGTTGGCCTACAATTGATAGTAAACTTTACGGTGGATTTAACCGCGGTGAATTGCAAATTTTTGCAGGTGGCTCAGGATCAGGTAAATCATTGTTCATGCAAAATCTTGCAGTCAATTGGAGTCAAGCAGGATTAAATGGTATCTATGCTACGCTTGAACTTGCCGAGGGCCTATGTTCAATGCGTATAGATAGTATGATGACAGAGACTAGCAGTCGTGATATTTTTAAAAGCATTGACGACATTGAAATGAAAGTCAGAATGTTGGCAAAGAAAGCTGGTAAATTACAAATCAAGTATTTGCCGGCACAGAGTACAGTAAATGACTTACGAGCATATTGTAAAGAGTATGAGATTAAGACTGGTGCAAAGATTGATTTTCTTTGTATTGACTATCTTGATCTCCTTATGCCCGTCAGCGCAAAGGTCAGCCCCTCAGACTTGTTTATTAAAGACAAGTATGTGTCGGAAGAATTGCGTAATTTGTCTAAAGAATTGAACGTGCTGCTAGTTACAGCTAGTCAATTAAATCGTAGTGCAGTGGAAGAAATTGAGTTTGATCATAGTCATATATCAGGTGGTATTTCAAAGATTAACACAGCGGATAATGTATTCGGTATCTTTACAAGTCGCAGTATGCGTGAACGTGGCCAGTATCAGATTCAGCTTATGAAAACACGTAGTAGTTCAGGGGTAGGGACTAAAATTGAACTTGAATTTAATGTAGAAACATTGCGCATAACAGACCCGGGTGAAGATGGACAAAGTGCTAGCGTCAAATATAATAATCCTCAACCTAGTCCCAATGACATTATGTCCAGACTAAAACCCACTGCCAAGTTAAACCCTACACATGAAAGCGAAATGATAGATGAACATGTTCCTAAAGTAGTCGCTGACGTACAAAGTGCTAAATTAAAAGCTATGCTTAATAGTCTTAAAAAGTGATAAATATTAAGGGGAACTCTATTATGGAACGCAAAACTAAAAGTTTATTAGAAGAATTGGAGGCACTTGGAAACAACCGTGACACCAAACATATTATAGAGAGTCGTGCCCATAATATTATCACAAGTGCTATTAACCTTGTGGAAATGATTAATAAGCATTATGATCCTGAAAAAGCTGCTATTCTTGAGAAAAAACTACTTAGTGCAATCAAAAGCAAGGATCAAGAAAGATTTACAAAAAGCATTAGAAAATGAAATTACAGGATGTTCATACCCGTGTAGATGAGGCAGTTTTAGACCTTGTTCAAGGACCCGTTGATCCAAACGGTAACCGAACATCTAGAACGTATAACAAAAATGTTCAGGCTAAAATGAATTTTAGGAACATCTTTGTCAAAAAGATGATCGGAATTCTACAAGGACAGTGGCCTGAAGTAGACAAAAGACAACAGGAATTGCAGCAACAAGCTGAACTAGTTCAACAGCAGATGCAAGCAAAAGTCAACAACTATCAATTTAATAAAAATCCAGCTGCTGCGGAAGCAGAACGATATGCAGCGCAAACTCCTGCTCCCGGCACTGTGCAAGCTGAGTCCTATGACTTTTATAATAAAATGTTTAAAAAAGCATTTTTTGAAGCAGTGGCACCTGCCCAACCTCCTCAAACTGTAAAGCTTACAATGGCTGATTATATTGTAAAAGTAGTGATGCAATATATGCAGGGTGTTGATCTAACACAAAATATGAAGCAGATTACTGACTTAGCTAAAATGATTGAATTTACATACAAGCAAAACGGCGGAGTTCCTGCTTTAAGAAAATTGGGTGATTTGCTATATGACCTAGCGGCCACACGTAAAGCCGAAACCCAACCACCTGAAGAAAAAGAGCCTGAATCACTTGAAGTACAACAAATTCTATATAAATTTCAGCTTTTAGACCCTGCTGAAAAGAAAGAATTGATGGCTCAACTGCAAAAATTGTCCTAAAACAAGCACACAGTTATCCATTTTTTTGTAAAAGGACTAAATAAAAGTAGAGCCTTTGCGCTCACATTTTATAAGGAATAGATATCATGGCATATTTTACAAAAGTACACGGTGATTTTAAACAAGTAATGAACTATGACGCACCTGGTTACACAGTTGGTGCATTAGACGCAGTTACTTCAGCAGTAACAGTACAACCACAAGGTCCAAAACTAGACTTCTTTACTATCACAGGTAACGGAACACAAGTTTTAGACAATATTAGCACTGTTTTTCAAACAGTAGGACAATTAGCAACTGTTCACATTTATGAGTACACTAATGCAACGGACGATACATTAGCAGTAGCTATTTATCCTACAGGTGCATGGACAACTGTAACATTAGGTAATGAATTAGCTAATGCTTGGACAAGTGCAAACGTTTCAGTTGCAGGAAGCGCAACATTCTCAAACTAATTTGAATTAGTTTTAACAAAAGCCCGCAAATTCTGCGGGCTTTTTTACCTCTATAAATAACGTTATGACAAAATTAAGATGTTATACATTGTTTGACATAACAAAAAGCAATGTAATTAACAAAAAAAGTGTGCTTTTTGGATCTGAGGAAGAAAATTTATACTGGCAAAATCGTAGGAACACACAGTGTAACTTAGATACTATTGTTCAGGTTGTTTCTTTAAGGGCCCAACCTGAGGATATAACTGAACCCATAAAACAAGACCTGTATTCGGTAGAACATGATTTTGGCTTTTTTTACAACGATGAAGAAAACTTGTCATACTGGTCTTTTGAGTTTTCTGTAAACTATAAAGGGGTATTTTCTGACGGTGAAGAAGATTTGGGAGCTTTATATTCTGACTGTCAATCTGTTCCAATGATTAAGAGTATTAACGATATTATGCAACTTCCACCTTTTTTAGACATTAGTCCTGAATTACGAAACATATACTTTAGGGTTTTGACAAATGACTGATATTGATTTATACGAAGTTTTTAAAAAGATGCTTGATCAAAATACGGTCAACAGTCTTAAAAAATACATCATTCTTCCTGATCATGACAGTTATCAAGTTTTTGAAAAATATCAAATCAAAAGAACAAAAGTTGGCTTTAAAGTTACTTCAAATACATCTGATAAAGTACACATTTTTTCATCAGCAAAATATGCTCTTGCATACTGTACAATGGACAACAGGAACAAAATAGTAGAAAGTCAGCGTATTTGTTTCTTAGACGATACGTTAGCGTCAATTAAAATTGCACTAAAATTGTACGAAAAGTACAGCAAACAGACTAAATTATTAGACAAAAAACATATCTATTATAACAAAATTGTAGAGAGTAAACTTAAACAGAAGCTAATCGTAAAAGAATTGGATGACTTTTCACTAAAGGCCAAACAGTACCATTTAAGCTCTATCCCCAAAAGTTCCTACAAATAATTTAAATTAAGATAAATACTATATCATCTTTCGGGAAAAACTATGAAACTTACAGAATTTAACCAAAAGCCCTACACAATGGCAAAAAAAGCTCTTAAAGAGAACTTTAATACTGATCTAGCACTTGAAAAATTAGACCTAAGTGCTACCAAAAGCATGTTGGGTAGAGTAAGATCCTTAATGAGTGAAGTTAAGGACAGCGACAGAATGTATTATTCTAGCGAAAATAACCCACAATACCTAAAGCTAGTGTTTATGGAACAAGCACTTTCTGACTACTACAATGAATTAAAAGCACAGCCAAAATACAATGCAAAAATTGTTTTTGAAGATGAGGCAATTGAAGAAGCACAGGTAATATTAGCAGCAAAGGACATGATTGACAGCATTCAGAAAATGATTGAAGATGTTTCTGACATGTTAGTTAAGGAATTGCCTGCTGTTGTAGAAAGTGTTAGCGGAGAAAAGGGTGATGAAGTTGGTGAACAGTTCAATAGTGCTGCAACAGAATCATTAACTGGATTACAGGCTGCATTAACTCAATCTAAAGCAGGATTACAAAGTGCATTGGGTATCGTAAAAGGTGACGGTGCTGGCTTTGCTGGTATGCCTGGAATGGGTATGGCAGGTGGCATGGGTGAACCTGAAATGGGCGGTGAAGTTGACGCTATGGCACAGGATGCAGAAGAATTACCAACACCACCAGAAGATGAAGAAGTACCTGCCCCAAGTATAGGTCGCGGAAAAAGATAATAATGCGTTTATTTGAATTTGTAAACGACGATCCTTTAAGAGTTAAGTTGGTCGCTATAACCGACCAACTTAAAGACCGCTACCAACATTCAAATAAACCAATGTCAGTAGACTCATTCTTGCAATTACTTAATGATAATGATATCAGTGTAGACATAAGTGATTTGAGAGACATGATTTCAAAAGAGCCTTTAGTAAACATCATAGATGATGTTAAAGGCGATGAAGTCTTTTTTAAAGGACAAAAACAGACAGATAAAATGCCAACAAGTCCCGATGAAAAAGAAAAAACTGTAGCAAAAATGGCTCAACGAGCAAGCGACAAATAATGATTACATTAACTGAAACCGCAGCAAAAAAAGTCAAACAAAAAATTGCAAACAGAGGTAAAGGTATAGGAATAATGATAGGAGTTCAGACTACTGGATGTAGTGGTCTTGCCTATAAATTAGAATACGTAGATAATTTACCAGCCAATGGTAATTTTATGAGTTACAATAGCAATGATATTATCATCATAGTTGATCAAAAAGATTTACCTTACGTAACAGGTCTAACTATGGAATACAAACGTGAAGGATTGAATGAAGGATTTAACTTTATTAATCCAAATGAAAAAGCACGTTGTGGTTGTGGAGAAAGTTTTACCATTTAAATTGTATTATTAGCAATAGTGTAATACAATCTTTTAATGTACAATCCAAATAAATTCAACTACGTTAAATTCAGTAAAGAAACTATTGATGGCTCACGTAAATATGCCACTCCAGACGGAGAAAAACTTCCTAGCGTAACAACAATCCTTGACGCAACAAAATCAGAAGAATCTAAAAAAGCACTAATGGAATGGCGCAATCGTGTGGGCCATAAACGTGCGCAAGAAATAACCACTGAAGCAGCAGGACGTGGTACACGTATGCATAAGTTCATTGAGGATTACATTAAAGAGGGTATATTAAAAGAGCCTGGTAGTAATCCTTATAGTGTGCAAAGCCATACTATGGCAAAATCTATTATTGAAAAAGGATTGTGTAATGTTGATGAAGCGTGGGGTGTAGAGGTTCCATTATATTTTCCAAAAATATACGCAGGCACTACAGACTTATGTGGAATACATGACGGTGACGAAGCAATTATGGATCATAAGCAAAGTAACAAAGTAAAAAAACGAGAATGGATTGAAGATTATTTCATTCAATCAGCAGCATATGCAAACGCACATAACGAAGTTCACGGAACAAAAATTAAAAAAGGTGTTATTTTTATGTGTACTGCTGACAATCAGTACCTTGAATTTATTGTTGAAGGCACTGAATTTGACAAGTACACTGACATTTGGTTCCGAAAATTAGACGAATATTACTCAAAATTCCTATAGTTTCCAATCTATTTTAGATTGATAAATAGTATAATCATCTTTTCTTAAGAATTATACTATGGCTATTATACAGATTTCTAAGATTCAACACCGTACAGGGGCTAACGTTGACTTGCCCCAACTAGCTGAGGGCGAGCTAGGATTTGCGACAGACGAGCGCAGATTATATATAGGAAACGATCCTAGTTTATATCCACCAGAGGGTTTAAACACTACAACCCAAACAGAAATATTGACTGAGGTTTCATCGTTAAACTGGTCAAAAATAGCAGGAACGGCCAACACCCAAATAAATTTAAATTCTCCAGTCCAAAATGGACAATTATTGGTTGCTAATGCAAATACATGGGTAAATGCTGGAGCAAACTCTAATATAGAGATTGATTTAGGTAGCGCAAACAATGTTACATTACGTGGCGGTCTTAATGGTTACGTTTTAACTACAGACGGAACTGGCAACGTATCATGGCAAAGCACTGGTGTTTTTACTTTTGAAATTGAAAGCGTAACCAAAGCTTTAATAGCTGTTCTAAAAACTAAGGCTGATAACAATATTACATCTGGCATTCCTATAACCGTCGTTGGTGTTGGTAATATGACACAGTTGGCTAACTCAGGTGAGGGCGGCACTAATAAATATTATGCTAAGAAAATTAGCACAAAAGAAGTAGAACTTTACACTAATCAAAACTTAAGCATAGCACTTAATAGCTACGGATTCACTCCTGCTGATCCAAACACAGGTAATGCAATTGTATCATTCTATCAATCTGGTGATGGAACTCCGGGAGGTTCTAATACACAAATTCAATTTCAAGATACCGGCGGATCATTTGGTGGAACTGGCAATCTAACATTCGACAAAACCACAAGTAACCTACGCTTAGCAGGTAACGCCAACATACAAGGTACATTAAGCTCCTCAGGTAATGCAACATTGGGTAATGTTTATACCGCTGTAATTTCGGCTACAGGTATTGCTAACGTAGGTTCTCTAAATTCAAATGGAGCAATTAGTGCTAGTGGCAATGTAACTGGTGCTAATTTAAGAACTGTTGGGCAAATTAGTGCAGGTGGTACAGCAACAGTTGGAAACATTAATACAATTGGTAACGCAAATGTAGGTAATTTAAGTGTTACAGGATCAGTCAGGGGCAATTTGATCCCTCAAGTAGATATTGAGTATGATTTAGGAACTCCTAATAACAGATGGAGATCATTATATCTATCTGGGAACACGATCTATTTAGGTAATACATCTATTTCAAGTGATCAAGATGGTATTGCTAGTAATACTTTAACTGCAAATAATGCGTTAATATACGATAACATAACATCAAATACCATAACGTCAACGATTACTTTTGCAGCATCTAATCAACCTAATATTACAACATTAGGTCCACTTACCGGACTAACAGTTGATGGTATTACTAATTTAGGTGATGTAAGTCAAGTTAGAATAAACGGCGGATATCCAGATTATACACTAACGACTGATGGATTAGGTAATTTAAGCTGGGCACCGGGAGGCGGGGCAGGCACTGCAGAAGCAGCAGGCGAAAATAATTGGATACAATATAACTTTAATGATGGTTTTGCTGCAAGTGCTAACCTTACATTTAATCCTTTAACGACCACACTACAAACTCCATTTGTAAGTGCAACAGGCAATGTACAAGCAGGAAATTTAAGAGCGACTGGTATTGCTTCTATAACAGGTAATGTTTTAGCAAATAATTTAAATGCAAGTAATGTCATAAGCGCAGCGGGAACAGTTTTTGGTGGCAATGTTAGCACAACAGGAAATGTAACTGGTGCTAATTTATTAACAGGTGGACAAGTAAGTGCTACAGGTAATTTACGTGGTTCAAGTATATTTGCTGCTGCTGGAATAAGCGCCGTAGGAAACGTAGCCGGTGGGAATCTATCGACAGCTGGTAACGTATCCAGTCAAAATTTATCAGCAACAGGGAATGCAAATGCTACTACAGTAAATGCCACTACTGTACAATCAGCAAACGTTTTCGCTTCTACTCTAATAAGTTCAACAGGCAATGTAGCAGGTGGTAATATATCAACTGCAGGAAGCGTTTCAGCAAACGTAGTTTTAGCAAATACAATTACGGCAACAGGAAATATTGCAACACAAAATTATTTTGTAGGTAATGGTTTCTATTTAACAGGAATAAACCCAGCTGCAGTTACAGCAATTACTAATGGTACAAGTAATATAGCAATACCAGATTTAAATGGTGCAGTAAGAGTAAGTGTGGGTGGCACTCCTAGCGTACTAAGTGTAACTAATACAGGAATATCGGTTGCAGGTAATGTAGTGATGACTGGTAATGCAAATATAGGTAATGCTGCTGTTACAACAATTTCTGCAAGTGGTAATATAACAACAACATCAAGTATTACTGCAGTTGGTCAAGTTAGTGCTGGTGGCAATATTACTGGTGCAAATGTGAACACTGGTAATATTTCAGCAACAGGTAATTTATTAGCAGCAAACATTAACACAGGCGGATTAGTTAGTGCAACTGGAAATGTAGTTGGTGGAAACTTAACTACAATTGGAAACGTTACAGGAAATTATATTTATGGTAATGGCGCATTTCTAACTGGTATTTTGACTGGATCAACAGGTCAAATTAATAATGGCACAAGTAATATCTCTATTGATCCTAATGGCAACGTAAGAACAAGTGTTGCAGGCACAGCTAACATACAAGTTGTTTCCACTACAGGAGTTAGTGTATCAGGAAACATAGCAACTTCAAATAATATAAGTGGTGCTAATTTAACCTTAACAGGACAAGCTACAGCAGCAGGTAATATAACAGGTCAGAATATTTTAACTGGCGGAATCATAAGCGCAGTAGGAAATGTTACAGCTCAAAATGCAAATATAGTTGCTAATGCAACCATAGGTAATAACTTAATAAGTGCTAATGTTATAACTGGGATAGTAAGTGCATCTGGAAACATAATAGGTCAAAACTTAAATGTGTTTGGAAACGCTAATGCTGTGACTGCTAATATAACTAGCGACATTAACGTCGGAAATAACGTTTTAACGTCTAATGTAACTGCAATAGGAAATGTGGTTGCTAATAATTTACAAGCAAGTGCAACTATTAGTGCTACAGGAAACATCACAGGAAATAATTTATTAGGGAACTCTGTATCCGTTACTGGTAATATTTCTTCTGGTGCTAACATAACCGCTACCAACTTTATTGGAAATCTAAGAGGCACTGTTTTCAACGGTACATCTAATATTGCTATACCAACCTCATCTGGAAATGTAGGTATAACTATTAATGGCGCTCCTAATGTTGTCTTAATAAGTGAAGCAGCAACTTCTGTTACCGGTAATTTATCCGTTAGTACTAATGCAACAATAGGTAATGTATTAACCGCAGTGCAAGTAAACGCACCAAATGCCAATATAGGAAACATTGTTGGAGTACAATGGGCAGGAAATGTCGTTACTGCTAATGCAAATATAACTGGTGGTAATTTATTAACAGGTGGTATAGTTAGTGCTACGGGTAATATTACCGGTGCTAATGTAAACACAGGAATATTAAGCGCAACAGGGAACGTACAGGCAGGTAATTTAAGAACTGCAGGAATAATAAGTGCTACTGGTGCTTTAACTAGTGGTAGTATCAACACTGGATTAATAAGCGCAAGTGGTAATGTAACAGGTGCTAATTTATTGACTAGTGGTGTAATAAGCGCAACTCAGGCAATTTCAGGTGCATCATTATCTGTTTCAGGAAATATAAATGCAAATAATGAAACAATTGGTAATTCAACAATCACATCTAATTTAAGTGTAGGTGTATTAGCAACTGTTAGTAATTTAATTTCAA